ACTACAAAGGAGATTAATTTTGAGAGAAGGACTACGAAAAATGGAGCGCCAAACTTGAAATACGTGGATCTCTTGGATGTGGATTCGCCTATTGCTGGCCAGTCGTTTTGTTTGTTGTCGTTTTTGTCTCCTGAGAAAATTTTGAAACAAAGGGAGGTCTATTATTTTTCAGCATTCCTAAAGAAATGGGATTTCGCTAAATCAATGGAGAAGTTTTCGCAGTTTTTGAATTTCGTGTCATACAAGTACAAATTATCGTTTGAAGATTTGATGAAAGATTACGAAGAGTTTATTAAGGAAGAGCGACCCAACTTGGTGAATGACTCGGTAGAAGGAGAGTACGCCACTTATTTAGACCACAATGAAGACCGGTTGGAGAAAGAGTTCAATTTGGAGCACAACTTTCAAACATCTACGCGAGGAATCAAGTTCAGAGGCGCGTTCCCTAGTTTGCAGGAGGCGGAACTTAGAAGCAAAATGCTAAGAGAAAAAGACCCTCACCACGACATTTACACTGGGGAGTGCGGTGTTTGGATGCCTTGGGAGCCGGAGGCGTATAAAACTGGTAGAGTGGAATATATGGAGGAAGAGTTGAACCAGCTGGCGCACAACAAGAATAAGAACGAGGCGAACGCGAAGAACGCCTTTGACCAGCGCATCAAGGAGTCTAAGCGTCAGGCGATGGAGGACAACGTGAAGAAGGCGGAGAAGTCGGGCAACGTGTTGTCTCAGACGATTGATGAAAGCGGAGAATTGGTGGGCATCTCTAATATGAATACACAGGAGTCCAGTTTAAAGTCGCGCAGAGAGGATGGAAGAGAGGATGGAAAAGAGGGGGGGGAGGGGGAGGGAGAGGGAAGAGAAGAGGGAATTTCGGTGGCCGACATTAGGAGCGAGTTGTTTGAGGGGGACAATGTCGTGGTGGGCAAGAGCGATAACGGGAGAAGTCAGTTGTTGAGCGGTCCTTTTTCGGAGCAGGCGAGGTACTAAACGAAGTGTTAATTACAAAAGCATCGTGAAATCATTCGCGCGGTAGTGATGCACCAGAAAACTAACGGTTCCCAATAGTACGTCTATGAGCAAAAAGGTCCATGCATAGGAGTGCGTGTGTATCGCGTGGTAGGCGAATAGTGTGTATAACACGGCATGGACTGGCCTTAGGGAGTTCCACCATATTTTCTCGCCCATTGTTTCCGCGCCCGTTTTCCTAGAGCCGGTGATAAATATGTACATGAATCCGATTGCTGGTAGTATGGCGATGTATCCCATGAGTTTAAGGGAATTCGGACTCGCGTGTTTGGCGATATATGCTAAAGTAAAACGGCTTCCTAAACAAAATATTAAAAAAAGGGCGAATCTGGTGGCCATTGGGGTCATTTGTTAAATAGTGATATAACAAATGATGAGTGTTGTTTAATTAATGGTGGTTCATTGCATTCTTTTAGTTCATTGCATTTTTTTGGTTTATTGTATTCCTTTGGTTTATTGTATTCCTTTGGTTCATTGTATTCCTTTGGTTCATTGTATTCCTTTGGTTCATTGTATTCCTTTGGTTCATTGTATTCCTTTGGTCCAGTTATTACTTGAAATGGAGTAGTTTCTTCCCTATGAAGAACCAGAGGAAAGCGACGAATGGCAACCCTAGGAGGAAGCCGTATTCAAGCCCTTTGTCTCCACCGACTAGGAGGGACCCGATGAAAGGGAATGCGAAGCAGGATATAACCGCATAGGAAAGCATGATTATCCAAAATTGTGAGTTGTTCATTATAACATGGATGGAGAAAATATATATAATAATGGCGCGTATAAATGGGCATTTATAATTGCGCGGTACATATAATGCCAATCACGCGAACTGACTTGCAAGGACTACGGTTACAGTACCTTAACGATGCGACTAGTAGAGGGTCATTAGAAAATGACGTGGAGTTGATTAAAATATCCGCGCTCATTGCGAACAATGCGGGATTCACTGTGTATAAATCTTTTCCCACAGGTTATGAAGAACTCGTGTTGCATTCTATGGTGCAACAATTGTCTAGTTTTTTTGAAGACAGTTTAGTAACGTTCAATGTAGAGAATGAAACCGGCAAGGCTACGATTACAATAGACTGGACTGACTTGCTAGCGCCTTTAATAGAGGTAGAGCCAGAACCCAGTGCCTTAAGCGAACCACATCAACAAGAATAAATAAAATTGAAATACTTTTGTTATAAGGTTAAGAAAACAACCACCCACTAAAACGCTTAAACACTTTTAAAAACATGAATACTACGAACGACTCGGATACTTGCGATGATAACAAATTATTGAACGAAGGTGATATTGAATCTGAGATCAAACTAGTACAACAGTATATAAAAACAAATCAAGAGGAGTACTTAGCGTCTTTCCTAAAGATAGATGGAAAACTTTCCATCCCAAAGTTAGAGAGGAGTAATACGTATTGCGCACCGAAGCTGTACCAATCTTTCCAAAACATATTGGAATTGGCGGAAGACTTGGTAGAAGAAGACTTGGTAGAAGAAGGCTTGGAAGAAGACTTGGTAGAAGAAGACTTGGAAGAAGGCTTGGCAGAAGACTTGGAAGAAGACTTGGCAGAAGACTTGGAGGAATACCCACAGGAACCAATATTTAAAAAAATGATGAAATATTTTGCATATCTATCTAACTATCTCTAACTATCTAACTATCTCTATCTATCTAACTATCTCTAACTATCTCTAACTATCTATTTATCTACCTAACTATATGTGACCCTATTTTTTTAATTAAATATAGTTATATCGCGAATCATATTAAAGACAATTAAACAAGACATATACCGATGTCTGCAACAAGGAACGACCCAACAAGGAACGACCCAACAAGGAACGACCCAACAAGGAACGACTCAACAAGGAACGACTCAACAAGGAACGACCCAACAAGGAACGACCCAACAAGGAACGACCCAAAAAGAAGAACGGGACCGGAGTGCGCGTGGTGCAAGAGAGGTGGGCAACACAAGACGGTATATACGAGTCATTGGATGTTCGGCAAAAAAAACGAGGTGATATGCCCGAAATTGTTGAACGAGCGTTGTCGCAATTGTGGGTTGATGGGTCACGTTATGGGGAAACATTGTAGCGAGCCGAGGAAAGATAAGTGTGACTTGTTGCCGGCGACCAAAATGAGGAAATACAACTACAGAGAAGATGATGATTATTGTGAAGGCGATAGTGAGGACTACGATAAATTCCCATTGTCTTCCGATTCTGATTCTGATTCTGAGGACGAATCAGAGGACGAATCAGTACTGGTAGAACAGTGTAATGATTGTCACGGTAAGGAAGAAAAAGAACCGGTTAAAAAAACATGGGCGTCTGTTGTGGCTAATAATAAAGCGTGACCTACATAACAAACAAAGAATGATAAAACAAAGAATGATAAAACAAAGAATTATTTAAAATGTAATATATTATATAATATTATATTACATGTCGTCTGGGAACACAAAGTATGGGGATGGTGCATTGCAACACAATTCCACTGTTGGTGGAAATAGCACTGCAGTTGGCATTGACGCTTTACACAATAGCACCGCAAAATGGAATACCGCGGTCGGAGCGTACGCGGGATATGCTACTACAACTGGAATTAGTAATACTAGTTTAGGGACAAATGCGCTTTTAACAAATACGACCGGAAGCTATAACACGGCTTTAGGAACCGCGGCGATGTGTTTTAATATAATTGGGGAAAAAAACACGGCAGTCGGGTCAAACGCGTTGGTGAACAATACAAATTCAACAAATACCGCGGTTGGTTACCTCTCGTTAAATTCTAATACGAGTGGAAATCAAAATACCGCGGTTGGGGCGAATTCGTTATCAAAAAATACAACTGCTGTCGGTAACGTGGCGGTTGGTAGTGATGCGTTAATATATAATACGACCGGAGGTTCCAACACCGCGGTTGGAACAAACTCGTTGTTTGGCAACACCGGAGGGAATAACAATGTTGCCGTAGGAACAAACGCGTTACAGAATAATCAAGCAAGTAATAACGTTGCGGTTGGTTACCAGTCACTTCTGTCCAACACCACTGGAGCCAATAATACCGCGGTTGGACATCGGGCGTTAGAAACAAATAAAACTGGTTTAGAAAATGTTGGGCTTGGATTGTTGGCGTTAAAAGGAAATACTGCTGGTCGGTTAAATACCGCAGTTGGCTCATACGCGTTACAGAATAATCAAGCCGACAATAATACCGCGGTTGGAAATCAGGCGTTAAATGCAAATACAACTGGTGATAGTAATGTTGCAGTTGGATTACAATCATTGTCATTTAATTCAACTGGTAATAATAATGTTGCAGTTGGAAATTACGCGTTAAATGCAAACACAACTGGTATTGAAAATGTTGGGCTCGGATTGTTCGCGTTAAAAGGAAATACTGCTGGTCAGTTAAATACCGCAGTTGGCACATACGCGTTATTCAATAATCAAGCGAGTAATAACGTTGCGGTTGGTTACAAGTCACTATATTTTAACACAACCGGTTTAGCCAACACCGCGGTTGGCTATCTTGCTTCATATTCGGGCACAACTGGAGAAAATAACACTGCGGTTGGACATCGTGCTTCATATTTTGACACAATCGGTTTAGCCAACACCGCGGTTGGAGCGTACGCGTTAGAAAAAAATGTAACTGGTATAAATAACGTAGCCGTCGGTTCTCAGACTTTGCAGAATTTTAATGGAAGTAATAACACTGCGGTTGGATCACTTGCGTTGGCAAATGTTACTACTGGTGGTAATAATACAGCACTTGGCTATCAGGCGTTAAATGAAAATAAAACTGGTGATTATAACGTTGGGCTCGGATTGTTCGCGTTAAAAGGAAATACTGCTGGTAAATTTAACACCGCAGTTGGTACATACGCGTTGCTAAACAATCAAGCCAACAATAATACCTCGGTTGGATATGAGGCGTTAAATGCAAATACAACTGGTATTGATAACGTTGGGCTCGGATTGCACGTGTTAAAAGGAAATACAGCTGGTAACAGAAATGTCGCAGTTGGCACATACGCGTTATTCAATAATCAAGCCAACAATAATACCTCGGTTGGATATGAGGCGTTAAATGCAAATACAACTGGTGTTGAAAATGTTGGGCTCGGATTTAACGTGTTAAAAGGAAATATAGCGGGTAACAGAAATGTCGCAGTTGGAAATTACGCGTTATACGTAAATACGTCTGATGATAACACATCGGTTGGTCATTCCGCGTTAATTGCAAACACAATTGGCAAAGAAAATGTTGCGATCGGAACATACTCACTGCACGATTCGTCTGTGGGAATGTCAAATACAGCCGTCGGATTCAAAGCGTTGTTTAGTGCAACCGGTGCCACCGGTATGAATACCGCCTTGGGACATAGGGCCGGTATTAGTTTAACAACCGGTCACAACGTGACCTGTATTGGGTACGATGCACAGCCGAGTGCTAATAACGTTATCAATGAAATCACGCTGGGAAATGCATCTATAGCAGCGCTTAGATGTCAGGTAGCTATTACAGTTTTAAGTGACGCCAGAGATAAAAAGGATATCGTAGAGATAAGTGCTGGACTAGATTTCGTGAATCAGTTGAAGCCTGTTTCATTTACATGGAATATGAGAGATGGTGGCAAGGTGGATATTCCGGATACGGGGTTTATAGCACAAGATTTAAAACAAGTACAAATAGATACCGGAATTACAATCCCTGGCTTAGTCTATGAAGCGAATCCAGAAAGAATGGAAGCCTCTTATGGCATGTTGTTGCCCGTCTTGGTGAAGGCGATTCAGGATTTAAAGAAGGAAGTGGATGAATTGAAAGCCCGATGAAAATTCTGAGAAAATTCCCCAGAACATTCCAAGAAATTTCCCCACAAGAAGAAATTAATTCAAATATTTACAACTATATGGAATGGAATATGTTTCAGTTGCCCACTGGCTGAATCCGGAGCCGTGGGGATAAACAGAAAAGGCGATAACTTTTACGGCGTAAGAAAATAAATAAAAATCAATCATGGTGTTCTGCAATTTTACGGTATCAATGAGCACGCCTTCTCCGGTGTGGGTGATTTCGTTAAAAATGGTTTTAATAAAAGCGTACTGTTGAGTCATTATTTTTTTAATATTAATGTTGTCAGAAATCAGCAAATATTGTTGAGTTGGGTCTAAATTATCAAGCGCATTTTGCATTATTTCTAAATGAGATTTATCAATTTCATTTATATTTCCGACTAAAAATTTGTCGCCGTACCTAATGTGGATGACTGTAAAGCCTTGTTTAACTAGTTTTAAGTAAGACAGTTGGTAATCTATCGCGGAGACCATTTTATCGGTAGGTGTTAATATTTGTTGCATGTACATTTTTTGTTTTTGGGATACTCCTGAGAGTGGATAATGGATGGAGCAAACACACAACGTGTTGCGTTTCGTTGGTTGCTTTGACAAATACTTGGCGAACTCTTTGTTGATTGACCTGAAAACATTTGTAGGTGTGAATTTATTCACGTTTTCATAAAACAGTGGTTGTTTGTCTTCGTAAGTTTTCAAAAATCGGCTTACTGGATGATTCAGTAAATTAATGTTATATGAGATGCCGTAATTGTCACAAAACTGCATCAAAAAAAAGGACCCTCTTATGAAATCCCCCAATCCAGTTGCGTTGCCGTTAGTGTATTTTTCTTGATAGACGTTTTCAATTATTATTTTAGACAGTCTTAATTGCCCTAAAAATATATTTACCGCACGGTCCGCAGTGGGTTTTCCGTGCAACGAGATGGGGATGCGATTGTTAGCGTGGTGCATTTCGTTGGGCTCGTGAATTGTAATTGATTTCTTTTGTTTCGCAGGAGCAATTGTAAGATGCATCGTTTAATGTATATATATGCGAATAATTATTATTACCACTTACTTTTTTTCACGCTTATTTTCTGACCAGCGCCCCGCTTTTTGGCAGAATTAGGGTCGTATTTTTCGTCCTCGTCGTCCGAACCCATGTCCTTAGACAATTCCCAAAACTCCTTTGAACCCAACCTGAAATCGTTGTGGTTTTCCGCCTTATACCAGAAAACCTGCTCGTGCAACTTGTTGGATTTCACATTGTTGTTGATCACCAAGCACTCGTAATTCTCCGTGCATTGGTCCATCACTTGGCAGAATGACTCAAAAGTGGGGAACATTCCTGCGTAGTTTTCGTGGATGCGCTTACGATTCGCGATATAAGGCTCGCGCAAAATAAAAACGTAATCTATATTTGTCCTGAGCGTGGGTGGTATGCCGAGCGGATATTGCATTGTTATGATAAGCATGACCTTCCAATGTCTCCCATTCATGAAGAGGAGCCTCATCATTTTATCACGAGCCCAAGTGTTGTCATACAGGCAGTCATCCAGAATGACGAACGCGCGAGGGTCTATGGTGCTTCGTTTGTACGTTTCCATCTCTTTCCGCACCTGTTTAAGCACTTGTCTCTGTCTTTTCAGTATGTTTTCTATGATGGCAGTGTTGTATTCGTTGTGGATAAACAGTTTTGGCACTAATTTCCCGTAGAATCCGTTGCCCTCTTCTGTGCCTGCGACCACGGTCCCTATAGGAATGTCCTGATGGTAGTAGAGCAGGTCGCGCACCAAGAAACTTTTACCGGTATCTCTGCGCCCGACTAGCACGACGACGGGTCCCTTGCTCTCATTCGCCTTAAAACTGATGTTTTTCATGTCAAACTTCTTCAGTTCTAGAGTCATATATACATAGGTCGCATTTTAATACTGGAAATGTACGCATTTGGTCTTAACAGGCGCGTGACGACTTATTAAAATGCGAAACTTGCTTGCTTTTTAACCAAAGCAAGTTTTAAAACATTGACAAAAAAATAAACTGATATGTCATGCTTTTAAAAGCGAAAACAAAATTATAATATTGTTTTTAAATTTAAAAGCAAATTATTCTGGAGATGCTACGGAATTTCGTAATAAGTTTAATTAATACACGAATTAACAAATAGCTCTCACGAGGTTGCAGGTGCAAGATTTAATTACGAAACATTTCCTTTAATTTTGCTTTTAAAATTAAAAATTGAAACGTTTGATGGCATGTTGGTTTTGATATATATATCAAAATCAACTTAAAGACAACCCACGTATATAATATATAACGAGAACAAGAACATGCAACAACAATTTAACATCACAGAACTCATTGAGAGCAACCCTATCACGAAGTTGTCTTCGTCATATAACAGCAAAATGCTAACTAAAATAAAAGAAAAATTCACCGGGTTTGAACAACAGTTGTTCGTGGGTAGTTTCTATTGTTACTTAAATTACGATAAGAATAAAGACTTTGTGATTGACTTGGACAACGTGTGGAAATGGTTGGGGTTTAGTCAAAAAGCAACTGCGAAAACACTTTTGGAGTTGCAATTTAAAATTGAGGTGGATTACAAAAATGTGGCTCCCCCAACTTCGGGTTCAAGTCACGGCGGACACAACAAACAAACAATCATTCTCACGGTCAGATGTTTCAAATCTCTTTGCTTGAAGGCTCAGACAAAGAAGGCATGCGAAATTCACGAGTATTACATGAAAATGGAAGAAACATTGCACGAGGTCGTGGAAGAAGAGACAGACGAGTTGAGGATGCAACTGGAACAACTAAAACACGCGTCAGAAGAAGAAAAACAAGCTTTAAACAACGAAAAACAAGCTTTAAACAACGAAAAACAAGCTTTAAACAACGAAAAACAATCCCTTAACAAAAAGAGTCAAATACTGGACAAAGAGCATCAACAAATAAAGAAGGCGTCAGGTCGCGCGATAGAGCAGGCGACGATAGTGCAGTTCCCGCTGAACACGGAGTGCATATATTTCGGGACGATTGGCAATACAAATATGGCGAACGAGCGATTGATTAAGTTCGGTCACACGAACGATTTGGCGACAAGGGTTTTGGACCATCGCAAGAAATACGAAGACTTTGTGTTGGAGGTTGCGTTCCGAGTGCAGAACAAGGTGGAGATAGAGAATTTGATAAAAACGCATCCTAGAATCAAGATACAAATCAGGAGCATTGAGGTGGCTGGAAAGGTGAAGACGGAAATCATCGCATACGATTCGGACCACTTTACGATGGACAAGCTGACGAAATATATAAAGGAAATAATTCATTCAAAGACGTATAGCGTGGATAATTTCAATCGCGTTATAAAAGAAAACGAAGAATTGCATGAGGCAATGAGGACGTATGTAGAAGAGTTAAAAGGATTGAAAGAGCAACTTAACACGAAAACGATGGAATACGATGAGGCGATTGCGACCAATGCCAAACAACAGGTGATGATTGATTCCGCCACGCATGATGATTCTGCGGAGGAACAGATGCAGACGGTTTATCACAATCCGTTGTTGCTGGACAACGAGCTGACGCAAAAGTTCAACGAGTTCATAAACACGATGTGTGTGCTTCATCCGGAGATAGAAGAATCATCCGCCAATATGGAGGGGCAGTTCCGGATATGGTGCAAAACCAAGCCGAAGAAGGAGACGTTCCACGCTCTCAAGAATTATCTGGACACTCGGTTCAAGCAGACGAGGCTTTCAAAACAGTCGGAGGGGCACATGGTGTGTGGTTATGTGGGTGTGAGGTTGAACACACTGGAGTACAAAAAAAGATTTGGTAATAACAATGCGGAGAATTTCGCGTTTCAGGTATGCACCTTTTCGCCGACTGGTAAAATGTTGAATACTGCTTTGTTGAGTGAGTACCAAAAGTGGAAACGTTCGTTGAACAAACCTTGCACGGAAAATGATGTCTCAGAATTGAAAGAGTATTTGAATGGCAGTGATTACGTGGTCAAGGCGGTTGTGTGGGCGAGTGGTGGGTCAAATGAGGGGTATTATGGTATATCGCTTAGATCCACTGATTATAAACCAAAGTACGCATCTACGACAGGCAAGAAGGTGGAAAAGGTGACAATTGCGACGGGGATTGTGTTTGGCACGTGGGATACGATAGCGAAGGCTGCGACGGCGGAGAATATGTCGGCGGCGAAGATGTCTCGGAGCATTAAAAACGAGGTGGTGTTTCAAGACGATTACGTGTATCGTGTTCAAACGTGATTTGCTAACTGCTAACTGCTAATTGATAATTGAGGGATTAACGCTTTTTACAGTGGGAGCGAGTGTGGGAGCGACGACTCCTTTTTGATTTTTTTTGGTGCTTTCTTTGCTTTCTTTGTTTCTTTGTTTTTTTGTTTTTCTTTGTTCTTCTTTGCTTTCTTTTTGAACCGCCATAAATAGTACAAGACGGCACAATCCCCATATCGGCAAATCCGTTATTACTGGGTATTTTTTGGTCCACTTCACGTATTTCTTTCCAAAAATTACTGAGAAACGTAATTCGTTCTCGGCTTTCAGTTGTGATTTCAGTTATTCCTTCATCTTCAGGAATATTTGGTTTAACAATTTCAGGCATAGTGTTAAATGTAGTTTTAATATGATTTGATGATTTATGCAACTCGTTAAACGCGAGTCGTTGTTTTTTCGCTTCGTCTATCAAAACACAAGTTATGTTTTTTTGATGTGGTGTCATGGGATCACGAACATCACTACTATACGGATTTATATTATTTGCATCAGTTATATTTCGTGATTCTACTAATTGATTAAGTTTAACCTTTTCAAAAAAAATAAAACACATTCGCTTCGTGTCATGTATGATTTGTTTAATTGTTTCTTTTTCACCGTCATCTAGTTGTAAATCAATTGGGTTATACATGTCCGAACTTATTATTTTAACGTATTCGTCACGATCAAAATCACCTTGGGTTAGTTTTGCTTTTATGGTTCCACTTGTTGTCCAATGTAGATAAGCATCCCAAAATATATTTGCCCAATTTATACCTTGTAATCCTGAAAACCCAGGTAAAACTAATGACAACCACAATTCATTAACTGCAATATCAGATGGATTATCAAAAAACCACGAGGATAATTTTCCATCACTATTTTCTTTCAATAATTGCAATTTTCTTTCGGTGATTTTCGTGCGCTCACGTGAAATATCTTCGTCCATTCGCCCTTTAAACGATGGGGGTCTTTTATTCATTCTTACATTACCCCAATATAATAATATAAACAATACGCGTCTTATATTGTCTCCTAAAGAAACAATATAGGGATATTAGTTTAAAAATTAGTTTAATTGTATATTTAGAACACAAATGGCGATTGAAATAAATTACCAAAAGAGGAAGAATAAGGAGCTTTTCAAAAGCATGGAAGAGGACGGGGACATTGGTTTAAGTGAATTGCAGAATTACATTCCTGTTTATAAAAGTTTTTTTTCGCTAAACGAAACGAACTACAATTCAATAAACTTGAACCAAACGTGGTCTATAACGGAACTAACAAAGGAAAATTGTCCGCGCAGTAATTTCGGGTACTGGAAGAACATGCACAAGTGCATCTCCAAGGACGTGGCGAATACGAAATCGCGTGAAATAAACGTGTTTTTCAAGATGGCGCCATTGCTCAACCCATTCAAATACTTAACTGGGAAATATGTGGATTGTGGTAAGGATATATACAAATTACCGCACTTGTCGGATAATGAAACCGTGCATTCTGCGATGTTGGACATGAACAACTCTGCTTATGTGGATGGTTGTTTCACTTTTTTGTCAAGCCACTTGATTCACCAGCACGGGTTTATTCACGGAGTGGATTACTACGGCTCCTTTTTGGGTCACAAGTGTGGATTCAAAATGGATGTGATTGACGACTTGGAGCACTTGACTTCTTCAGAGTACTTTATTAAAAACAAGGACGTGTTATTTTCGGTGGAAGATTACTCCCACATTATTTTGGACAATGTGTCGCACGAAAAGTTGAAACCGATAATTATAGAAGAGGCGGAATTGTTGGGGGTGGAAGAAGTGGAACAAATAGGGGATGATATGTATGAAGGGATATTTGAGTTTCAGGACGCGATAACATTAGATGATTTGAAGGACATGTCGCTAGAGCTGGTTGATGTGACACTGGATGTCGTGGAAGAAAGTTCTTCTAAAAATGTGTCTCATCATGCGACGAGAACGAGTACGAGTACAAGTTCAAGTTGTTCGTCAAGGACGTCGGTTACTAACAGTGACGATTACATAAGCGGACAGGAGGATAGTGAAGACGATGGGAAAGGAGATGAGGAAGGCGATGAAAGCGGTTCTTCTAACTCTGGTTCTTCCTCTAACTCTAACTCTAATTCTAATTCTAATTCTAATTCTTCTAATTCAGAGTTTAAGGAAGAAACATTGAATGCGACGATAAACAAGTTTCCTGTGCAGGTGATAGCGATGGAATACTGTGAGACTACGTTTGACAGTTTGATAGAAAACAATGATTTAAAAAACGAGGAATGGATGTCGGCTCTGATGCAGGTGATTATGATTTTATTGACTTACCAGAAGGCGTTTGCATTTACGCACAATGATTTGCACACAAACAATATAATGTGTAATGCGACGGACAAGACTCATATTTACTATTTGTACAAGAAGGTGTATTACAAGGTTCCGACGTTTGGTCGCATATTTAAGATAATTGATTTTGGTAGAAGCATATACAGGTTCAAAACGCATTTATTTTGCAGTGATAGTTACCAGCCAGGGAACGACGCATCTACGCAGTATAACACGGAGCCTTATTTGAACGAGAGCAAGCCGAGAGTGGAACCGAACTATAGTTTTGACTTGTGCAGACTGGCTTGTTCCATATATGATTTCATAATAGAGGAAGACATTGTCAGTGCGGAATACATCTCTAAAATGAAACCGTTTGCGCGCATCATTAGGGAGTGGTGTTTGGACGACAACGGCATTAATGTGTTGTACAAAACGAATGGATTGGAGCGATACCCTGGGTTCAAGTTGTACAAGATGATTGCTAGACACGTTCATAAGCACACTCCGAAGGCGCAACTGGAGAGACCGGAATTCGCCAAGTTTGCGATATCCAAATCAAACGTGAAAAGAGGGGAACCAATTATTGATATTGACCAAATACCTTGTTGCTCGGTTTAATTCCTTGTTGCTCGGTTTAATTGTTTGATGAATAATTAAAGAAGAAAAAAAAGAAGTAGAAGAGTTAAGGAAGAAGGAATACAAATAGGAAAAAATAAAATAATATAGTATGCATAAACAGGTGAAAACGATGGATAGGACATTTGGTTCCAGTCCTAAAAGTTCCAGTCCTAAAAGTTCTAGTGTTAGGAGTAGGTCAAGTTCAAATAGGAGGACTAGTAAATCATCGTCTGGTACGAGTTCTCTTTCAGTGGAAGAAGATTTGAAGATGCCTGACATGCTTCCAGCGAAACTGAATTATAGTGAAAAGGTGGCAAAAAAAATGAGAAAATTATTTCAGATGCGTGATAAAGTGGCACCATTTGACTCGTATTATTTGTTGGGCAACTTATTTTACGTATATCTTTTTAAAAAATACAAGATGGATTGTATAATGCCGCATTTTATTATAGACTTGCAATTGGATTCAATCCCTGCTTCACACGATGGAGTGATTGAAAGAAACGTTGATAAAATATTTAGATGTATTAAGAACGGCTCAGAAATAATAATAATACCGCTTGTTTTCAATGTGTTTATTGACGCAGGAAATAACACGGCGCACGTGAATTTATTGATATACAGACAGAGCACTGGGAACCTAGAACATTTTGAACCACATGGGTCGCATTATGATGGCAACGGACAAGAGTTTGTGACGGAACAGATAAACGCTTTTATAAAAAAAATGGTGGATGAACTGAATTTCAGCATAAGATATGACAACAGGGGGCAACCCGAGCATGAAAAAATGAAAAAAATCACTATGACACACTCTTACGATACTTGTCCAGACGAGGAAGGATTGCAAGTGTTAGAAGAGGCGAGTAAAATGCCGAGACTAATCATAGAACCGGAAGGATATTGCATGGTTTGGTCAATGTTTTTCACTGAGTTGTGTTTAAAAAACCCAGAGCGGTCAAGTAGGGACATATATGACGCGATAATGGAAAAAACGGAATTGTATAGTGAAAAAAACGATTATTTGCGGAATGTGATAAGGGGATATACTTGTTTTATAAATAATAAAATAGCAAAACACTTTTCCCACGTGTTTGACGAGACTGAACTGACACAAAAGGTTAACATGTTGTTGAACGATATGGACTTGGACCAAGAAGGAAGAGACAAACTAACCTCTTATGGGGAAAAGATGGTGGATATAATGGAAATGGAAACAGAATCGCGACGTGGGATAAGGCATCCTGAGGCGGCGGAGAGGTACGCCAGATTTGCAGAGAAAATGCGGGATGCTCGTTCGTCTTCGTCTTCGTCGTCGTCTCTGCATTCTCGGTCGCATTCTCGGTCGCATTCTCCGCAGAGGATAAAGAAAACGAATCGGTCATCAAAAAGGAAAGCCTCTTCGTCGTCAAAAAATGCAACACAAAAAAGGGACTCGTAACTTAGCCTTTTTTGGATCTATTTATTTCTTCCTTTGTTTGATAATAAAAGAATAAAAATAAATAAACAATAAACAAACAAACAATAAACAAACAAACAATAAACAAACAAACAATATAAATACAATAATTGATTTATATGGTTTTTGTGATTCTTATGGGTCTTAGCAAACTCGTTAGAAATCTGGCGCGTCATTGAACACTTCAGGTGCGGAGGGGACCATCGCGCTTTGCAGAGCAGGATTGACTTGGTCCATTACAAAATCGCCTAAAACAACGCTTGCATAAACGAGTACGGTGTCTCTGACGAGGACTTTGAGTGGGATGCTTTCTTGATTAACGTATTTCATTTCAACGAATTTGATGATAAAGTATATTGCGGCGGCGATTCCGGCGTACAAAAAAATGTTCTCCATGAATTGTGCGATTAAATTCTTATTTACATTTTAACGCGTCTCCCTCTCTTAAGATAGTATTTCAATATCGTGCAACATGTTTTGCGCGTTGAGTTCAACTACAGGTGGGCTTAAAACATGCACGTCAGTGCCAGCGAGTTCTATTGGGTCCATTGATATTTTAATTCTGTCTCCGTCGCTATCGCCACCGCTACTGCTACTGCCGGATATTTCGGCGAGTGCGCGTGCCTCACCTAGTTTCTGCAAAGTGATTAAATCTTTGGGTGCGATTATGGTGGAATCCACGTTATTGACATCTCTCACGGAGTCGCTATTGTTGAAAGAAAGTCCTCCGGCGGATTGCTGGACAACGCTGTCCAAAGGAGTGGAAGGTGGGGTAACCGTCTTTTCGTGTGTTACTTGTTCCTTGACTTCTTCAAGGATGTCTTCTTCAACGGATTCGTCCATGTAGGCGCGCAGTATGCTTTCAACAGGGATGCTTTCTCGCACTGCATTTAGGATGCTTTCTTGGATAAGTATTTCAATTTCGCGGTTATTCTTTTGAGTTTGCAGTGGTGCGATGCCGGTTTCAAATAGATATACATTTTTATAGACTTTTCGCGCGGCGTGGATGTACGTTTTGTGGATGAAGTCGCCGACTTTGGGGACGTTGATGTCAATTTTCTTTTGTTTCTGGCCTACGCGCATGGCGGTCAATAATTTGAGTTGAATGATATGGACACAGGTGATCAAATCTTCTAAATAGTGGCACCCGCTTTTTTCAACGATTCTGGAGCGTTCGTCTTCAATGATGGCTGGGTTCCATTTGGGGATGCGTGTGATGAGGTTTTGGAACGTCATGAGGTACTTGCTTTGCTCGTTGTTGTCTTTGCACAATTTGTGCGATTCTTCAAAGATGGAGCGAAATCCTTCAACTATGACTGGCGTCAAAATGGTGAGGAGTCGTGACCCCCACTCGTTTTTGGATTCGTGTAAACTAGATACGTTGAAATCGTCCATATTACATAAATGAAATATTTTCTAAACTAACGTCTGAACTTATAAACAACCAGTTTAGGATAAACATGATTAACAGTTTTTCGTTGCGGAACTCTTTTTTTATTTTATTAAAGGCGAATAGAATACTGTACTTCTTTTCAGCGTCAAAATGAGGAAAAAACGAGGGTTTCTCTAGCAACCCTAAAATATCAATGGCGGAGAAACCCTTTTCGTATAATTTAGTGGATACTTTTGACAGCTTGAAGGCGACCGGTTCTCCTCCAGTCGTGCCACCTCCAGTCTCAACGCCTAAATCGGGGAGCGATTCATTGTGCGACAGTGAGTCCATCACTGCATTCAGCTCTTTTTTTAGCGTCTCGTTGCTTTTCGCGGCGCAGGCGTTGGCGTTGAACATGAGGTCGGTGTTGTACTTGTGCAGGTTGATTATTTTTCCATTGACTGTGGGTTCAGGGATAAAAAAATCGCAAAAACGGGACAAAATCGGTTTCAACAGTTTGTACTTGTCTTCCACGATAATGAAAAACCTCGTATTATGGCTGAACAGTTCAATGCATCTACGTAGGGCTGATTGCGCATCCATCGTCAATTTATCCGCATTGAGTAATACGATGCTTTTGAAAATATTATTGGAGGCGATGTTTGTTTTCGCAAAAAATTTCACTTCTTCCCTTATGAACTTGATGCCCTTTCCGTGAGCGCAATTGACGTACATTACGAGGTCATTTATTTTGCGTTTATCGCCTTTGTAAATAAGGTCAATGAACTCATTGACGATGGTGCGTTTCCCAGACCCAGAACTGCCGTGAAAAATGATGTTTGGTATTTTCCCTGCACAAAGAAAGTATTTCAATTTATTTTTCACTTCTTCGTGTATTTTTAGGGACAATGTTTGGAGGGACAATGTTTGGAGGGACATTATTTTGACGTATATTAAAATAATGTAGGATGTCTTTAAATGCTTTTTGCGAGTAATCTTTTTGCGACCACGGCTTCGCCTCGTCTGGAAATATTTCCAAAATACGTAGTTTGTCTTGTTTCAGAAGATACATTAAACAGCGCTATTCAGAGGATGAGTGTAAGGGTTAGCAGCGAACGCCGACAATAACGCGCCATCCAGACGATTGCACCCCGCATTGTCGTCGTACTGTTGTTTCCCGTGCATTTTGCCATAATTTTCCTTGATGGGTCCCATCGGCGTGACGGACATCGGCGCACCAAATCCCATACTGTTTCTGTCCGAATCCAGTTTGCCAATATTCACGTTCATCTGCTGATTGAACAATTGAGACCCACCCAAATTGGGGTGATTGACCAGCGTCTTTTCCTTAAAAACATTGTTTGTCTGTCCGTAATCCGCCTCGTACCTCCTGTCACCATACTTGGCGGCAGCCCCTCCCACCCCATTAACTGCACTTGTGTTAGTAGAGTCGCGTTGGTTCATGATGGGGGTCTGTTCCGTAACCGTATAGGCACCAGTTGCGCTCTGTTGGTTGCCAATATAAGTATTTGGTGCGAAAATGGTGGTTTCCTTGATGGTGACACCTGTTGTGTCGTAAGGGTTGATTACGTAATTGCCCACTCCATGCACGCCTGAAGCGGGGTTGCCATAAACGCGAATATTGCTGACATATTCTTCCTTTCTATTTGGTTTCAACATATCCATGAATGGCGCGACCACTGCACCGATTGCGGTGGAGAGTCCAGACCCCCACGTTTGCGGTTGCGCATTCTTGGAGCGACTGTTGGCGTAATTCGTGTGACTTTTTAGGACATTCGTCAGATCATTTGGCGACCCTTTTCCCACGGCACTCATGCACATGATGTCCTTCACTCCTAGGACGGGTCTTTTCGTTTCTTGTATGGTTCCAGGCACGTAACTAGATGTTTTCAGCGCACTTACCGCCGCGCCCGCGTAGTAGTCAGACGTGTCATTACGGTTCTGATATTGGATGACTTCTTCGGCTATCAAACGAGTACCCTTTTCTTCACCGACTGTGGTGAGCCACCTGTCTTGCGTGTTGATGAAAAAAGTGTCTGGACGGTTTTTCTCCATCTTACCGAAGATTCCTACATTGGTTATCGGGGCTCGTGCAGGGCCTTGCAAATTGTCTAAAGAATATTCTTGTTTTGGGTTAGTGAGCACGCGCATTTCATCCACGTTCTTGGGCATCCATTTTTCGCGCGCTTCCATCCCTGAGTTGAATCCACCGCTACCGTCACCGTTGTACCCTTGGTTCAACCCAGGGCCGACATATTCGGACTCAAATGGTTTGACGTTGTTGGTCTTGTTGCCGGGAACGACACGGGATTGGTAGAACTCGCTCATGTTTGGCGCGCCGTAGGACCATTGCATATCGGCTTGGGGTTTGAAAAGCGGTGCTTGCTCTGTTTTCTTGATGAGTTGAGAGCCGGCGCCGGACATGTTGTCTAAAATGGATTGCGCGGTTTCGGGTTTATAAAATTGGCCCCTGACTTTGCCACCATTGAATGGGACCATATTATTGTGTTTGAATTGGGTGGTTGCAAGATAGTCGCCGGTTAGGGAATAGACTTGCGGTAATTCGGCGCCTACTTGCGCGCCGGAATTCTCCTTGGTTGCGTAAAAATTCTGATTGAAATACTTATCTGTTTCCTTGTTTGGGTTGGGGTAGTTCTGGACGGTGTCGGACAACTGTTCGTTATTCATCACGGGGTAATTTTTAGTGGGTACGCTCGTGTTGGGGAGCGAGTTTTGATTAACGCCCATATTCACGAATGGCTCCACCTTTTTCGCAAAAGACGAGGAAGAAGAAGAGTAAGAAGAGGAAGAGGAGTTCTTCGGTTGTTGTTTATAATTTTCGGCATTGACTCTGTCGGAAGTGGCAGTGCTATTTTGATTTGATATTACATAAAAACCGCCTAATGCTAGTAAGGGTATTGCTAATTCCATTATATATAATAAAATACAATTTATTTTATAATACTTATCGTGGTCCTGTTTTCTTCCTTTGAATCAAATTATTTTGGATTATTTTATTTATTATTTATTATTTATTATTTATTATTTATTAAATTATTACGTTAAAACGGTGTCCCTATCTTTTGCTTGACGCCACTGGTGCCAAATTGTACTTGCGCGGGTAATGGCGCATGTACTTTCGGGTCATTAAAACAGTCGTAATCTCTAACGAAATAATCCTTCTCTAAAATTCTCGTGCTTAAGTTGTTTTCAAATCGGAAGCAGACGTTTTCCTGTGGGTCAAACAGTGGATATTGCCATGCGACTTGTTCATTGTCCCTTATAGTCCAAGCGGGCGCGATGGCTCTCGGCTGTTCAGTGGTGAGTGCAGAACTGGTTGGGTAGGAGGCGGGAGCAGAATTAGCGTTCCTTTTTGAAAAGTCGTCTTTCCCTAAACAATCCCGACTGGTTGTGCCATTGACGCCTAATAGGGTGCTTTCCAAGTCAATGGTGTTGGTCCATAAGTTGCCACCCCATTTTTGCGCGATGATGTGAGGGTCAAGCATGAAGGCGGGGCTGTCGCCGTTGCCTGGCACGCTGAGGTGGTACCGACCTACTCCGGTAGATTGCTGAAGTTGTTTGATTTTTCTGTTCGGGTCATCGTGGAATCTGGTGAATGCCATGTTATATATTGTGATGGATTTTTATTATTTGGTTACAAGTTATTTAACGGGTTACATAATGAAATACTAAGCGCGCACGAGTTGTGACCAGCCATGTAAATAATTTAATTTTATCGTATTGCGGAAAAGAGTAAGGCGTAAATTGTTATTTTATATAGGATAACCATCGCCTGTGTTACTTAATAAAAAGTAAGCGTACTCGTTCCAATACAATTCTGATATGAACCCAGTCCCAGAAGGGTTAAAATTAAAACCAGTTGAGTAAGAATTATTGTCGTACAGCAGAGTTCTTCCACCGCTAAATGTAAATTGATTGGTGGTTGAACCAGTAAAAGCGTATATTGACCCAGTTGCTGGGTCGTAAAACTCTGTTCGGGCGTAATGATAATTCCAATACAAATAAGAATTTGAAAATGGAATAGTTGCTATTATTGTATTATTTACTAAATAGACATTATCTGCCCCAATAGAAAAATTTGCTCCTTGCGACGATTGATATGTAAATTGTTGCTGACTTGAACTATCATTATTTCCAATTTGAAATACACTTGGAAACCCATTACCGACACCAGTCCCAATAAAAAAGTTCTGTCCGTTTCCAGCAATATTCATATCATTAGTTGAAATGTAAAATTGAGAACCGTCATTTTGAACTTTTTCTGTTTGACTTATTGGATTGCTTAAAGCGGTAGGAGTTCCATATAAAAAATCCACTTGAGCGACATTAAAAATACTCGTAATAGTTAATTGACAACAACATTGAGCAATTGATGAACCTAATGAACTTGTAACATTTTGAAAATCACCAGCGACGCAAAGAAAGAAACTTATAAGTGATAAGCCCCATACGATATTATCAAATCCAGTTCCACTCGTATTATCAAGAGCGTATATGTTACCAGTTGTCACCCAATCGTATATCGCAATAAACCGACAATTCAACCCATTTCCAGTAATATATTCAAACTTACCACCAAAATAAATGACAGCATTATCACCGACAATCGCATTCACCTCCTTAGAAAACCCATTAGTTCCGTAGTTCGCCCAAACATCAACCCCAATAGTCCCAAAAGATGGAAGACCAGTTGCAACGTAACAAACATTGTTTAATCCGGTTTGAATAACAGGATAGGATATATTATTAAAAACCCCACCGATATACAACTTACCACTATTTGAATGATAATAAATACACCTTACCGCACCATCAAATGTAGCATTCAAAACCCAAGTTTGAGTTGAAAAATAATCAAAATAATAAACATTACCACTTTCACAACCAAGAAAAATATTTCCACTATCACTGGAAAAAGTGTTGATAGTTTCACCAGCGGGTAAAGTCCAAGGGACAGTTTGTAATGTATCAATAATAGGCACGACCGAACTTTGTAAAATAACTTTATGCTTCGCGATAGAAGACACTGGTATAGAGGTAGGATTATTTGAACTCGCTTGAACGAATTGTGTAGGGACGTAAGTAAGAGTTTCTGTAGAACGCAATGATTTTCCTGATGTGTCATCTATCCAAATTCCACATAAACCTGTTGGCAAAGGATTTGTACTTTGTGGTTCTAATGCCAAATAAGTTGGGTCTATTCCTCCTGAAACATGTAGCCCACCAAAAATTATTACATCCCCAGTGTATCCAGTCCCTGTGTAACCTGGACCGGTAGTGCCTTTATAGTTCATGTTTATCCAAGGACTACCACCTGTTGCACCCGTCGCACCGGTTGCTCCAGTAGCGCCCGTTGCACCAGTAGAGCCTGTCGCACCAGTAGCGCCCGTTGCTCCAGTAGAGCCTGTCGCACCAGTAGAGCCTGTCGCACCTGTTGCGCCTTGAAAAAACGGATTTAGTGTAGTGGTTATTTGATCAATAGTTGAACCATTAAAAAAAAGGGTGATGTTTTTATTACCGTTTCCGTTTATTCCCCAGATTTCAACGTAAAATCTATCAGTTGATAACATCGATTGACTGATAACTGGTGTGGAAATTAGATATAAAAATTGGCCCGAATGCGTGACGAGTGGAATTTGAACTGGTAGAGCAGGTGACACTGGTGATATCTGTGTTTTAGACCCATTTGCGTGGTAAATATATACGTAAATAGTCAAATAAGTACTCGCGTTAGTGGAGGTTGTGTCTGCCCAAATTTCAAAATTCCAATTTCCACCAGCTAAATTTATAATATTTGGATCCCCAACAGGTGTTAAAAAACTTTGAAGCATTCTGGTTGTATTTCCATCCAGAGTATTAATTATTATAGTTTGTAGTCCAACACTAATTTCTCTGTTTAAATCTTTTGGCACGCCAGAATACGTCCCCGTTGAACCAGCAATTCCTCCGGTTGAACCAGTTAACCCTGTATTACCCACACTGTTAATATCATTATTTAAATAATATATTGCGCCTGATGAAAATCCTGATTGTCCTCTTACTCCCGTCGCACCCGTCGCACCTGTTACTCCTTGAATACCTTGACTGCCAGTAGAACCGGTTGCGCCTGTTGCACCATCTACTCCGTTATAACCAGTGGCACCTGTTGCGCCCGTGGCGCCGGTTGCTCCAGTTGCTCCAACAAGTCCAAAAGGAAAGGTTATTCCGTTGATAGTTAATAGGTTGATGTTGCCGATATATCCGGTGGGTCCGTATTGCATGGCGGTTGGGCCTTGAGCGCCGGTCCATCCTAAATGGATGTTCATGTTGTCAATGATGGTTCTGTAGGATGTTCCTGAAGCCCCTCCATAATTTTCAACTAATATGTTGCTATTGACTTGCAGTACATTGTTGATGCCAAATGTGGCTCCGGCGCTACCAGTTCTTCCGGCGGTGGAACCAGGAACTTGTATGGCTGGCAACAATATGTTCGCTAGATTGTTTAATCCGGTGATGGCGGTTGTTGTGTATGAATTATTCGTATTATTCGCCGTGCTGGTTGGACTTGGTCCGTGTCCTAAACCAGTTGGAGGTTTTACAGGAACGTTAATTTGGTCACCCATTATATTATTATTATGTTATTATTATATTATGTTATCGCGTTATTATGTTATACAAAAAAATGGTATCCGGTTATATTTTCGGTGAATGATATAATATTCAATTAACTTATATGTCTTGTTCTCAAAAAGTATTTGTGATATCAACGTCTAAAGTTCTTAGTGAAATAAGTTCGTCCAATTTAATTAGTTACAAGTTTGTTGGAGACGTTCTTTATTATCACGTGGAAAACAGTGGGAGTGTGAAAATTGTGGATAAAGAAGTATTCAGTTTTGATAAAAAACAAGACTTTCCCAGTAACACGTCTCTTGGATTTAAAGCAATTATACCAAAGTACAAGGTGTCTATACCGAGTTTCACGATTGAAAAATTCCCGTTTTTCAACGAAGGATGCAATAATTTAAAAGATGAAAAATGGCCTTTAATATGTGGTGTTTCATCATTTGAAACAAAGAAAGCATGCAAAAAAGTTGCTGGGATAAAAGTTTGCGTGCCATATGTTGTCGCCAAGTTTGAAAAACGTCTGAACGAAATATACATAGATTCGTTGTCAATACCGGAGCAGGTTTTGTTTGTTATACCTGAAACAATATTGGAATTTAAATTTCAAATGCTTCCTACTTTGGAAGTAATAAAAAAAATTACTTCATCTGTTTCTTTGTCGTTGTATCCGTTATCCCCTCCTGGCGGGCTTTTGTCGTTTGAAATATCTAAATTTTTAATTGGTTTTGAACTTAACATAAATAGGCTACAATTTACGCATGGGGGAGTGGGAATTAAATTGCAAAATTTAAGGGTCCCATTATTACAACCAATTGATTATTTGGTTGGTAAAACTTCATTAACCTCATCAATAAGTTCTACAGGTGATTTGAAGTTATCGTATTTGATAACCACTTTCACGTTGTCATTGTACGATATATTAATTGTGGCGATGAATGCGGGAATAATGGCCAACGCCGTCAATATTTTAATAGTGGAAACTGCTATGTCGTCGGGCTCACCAAATCCAAACGCTCCTGGGGCATCAAATTCTGGTGCGCGCAAACTAATAGAAGACGATTGTCCTGAAATTATACTCAATTTTTTAAAAAATACGTCGGTTGTGTTTGAAGTGATGTTGTTGGTTTGTCCTGGCTTGGCACCGGCTTCTCCGTATTTTTTTAGTTTGGTTGTCACTGCGAAGACAACTTTAAAACCATTTCAAGGATTAAATTTAATAAAGATTCCTGATAAAATTCCAACCACTACAAACATTCCTGAAATTCCAAATATAAAATTACCATCATTTTTAGGAAGTGGATTTTTAAACAAAATAATAAATGATATAAATAAAATAGACGATGACGTTTTAAAAGTCGCGGGAAAAAAATTACTTGACGCGGCGGAGTATATTAAAAATAATTATTCTAATATTGAAATAAGCGCAAAGTTGCAAGGGGTGTTGCCAATCGTACCGAATCCACCTGCATAACTGTATAGAACTGTATAGAACTGTATAGAACTGTATAGTAATATTTATAATAATATTTATAATAAATATGAAGGGTATTAGTTTTCAAGGACAAGTGAATGTTCATGCTAAAAGGGTGAATGATTACGCAAAACGCAATCAAATCTCATCGGCAACAAATTGCTGTGGTTCAACCAACAATGGTCTTGTAAAAACTAAACTGGTCAATTTAATTAAAAGCATTAAAAATAATTCAGTTACATTTCACCCCGAAAGTGACCAGAACGATACTCCTGAAAGGGTTATAATAACGTACTACTCTGACTCAAACGTTTGTGGAAATTGTTAATGTAATTTTACCTACCACTGTTTAGGAGTAATCACCATTGTGGCGATAGTGTCTGGAGAAACCGCTGTTGAACCCGTCATCACATTAACGTAATTAGCTGGCAATAAAGGGCCATTAAATCCACTCACGTAATTAGTAATGCTAACGCCCGTCACACCGTCCGTTTTCCCCGCGGTGTTCAATATGTCGCAGTAATAAGAGTTGAACGAGTTGAAAGTGGTACCGTCTTTATAAACCGTTATGGGAAATGCGACACCACTTCCGTAAATCCAAAATCCATTAGATGGATAACCGGTTCCACCGATGTTGTTTGGGCTCATGTCAGGCATAACGATTACGGTTCCGCCCACCAAGGTTACACCATGACTCCCATAATTTGTTTCTTTGTAAGAAGGCCCTGGGCCCGTACTTGAATAAATTTGGTAGTTGAACATTTGACCGAAATCTGTTTGACCCAGCGCGAATGACCACGAAGTGGAACCTAGTTGAGAATAATAATAATAGATTGGCGAGTTTGCTCCTGTTGCTCCTGTTGCACCTGTTGCACCTGTTGCGCCTGTAGCACCATCTACTCCGTTATAGCCTGTAGCTCCAGTTGCTCCTGTTGCTCCTGTAGATCCTGTTGCTCCTGTTGCGCCATCTACTCCGTTATAACCTGTAGCTCCAGTTGCTCCTGTAGCTCCAGTTGCGCCTGTTGCACCATCTACTCCGTTATAGCCTGTAGCTCCAGTTGCTCCTGTAGCACCATCTACTCCGTTATAGCCTGTAGCTCCTGTTGCTCCTGTAGCGCCTGTTGCGCCTGTGGCACCACCGAAACTTCCGGGGACTCCTTGAGGTCCAATGGGTCCAGGGGCGCCGGTCGGTCCTTCAGGTCCTTCTGGTCCAGGGGTGCAACAATTTTTAGAACTTAGGTAATCGCTGTAATTTCTGGAATATTTTGACATATAATATAATATAACATAGTATAATATATTATTGATTGAATTCAGGTCTATTCATTTAAGACGAACTTGGGAGGGGTGCTAAACACAATTGAATAAATCCTAAAGTGGCGACGCTATACTTGACTACTAGTGGAAGGTCGTTCGCCAAATACACTTCAATATGAGGGCATAAATTGGTGCATTTAATGAAATATCCTAAATTTTTGAGAGAGAATTCCCCTTGGTCAATTTTCGCGGAATCTTGTTTTTCAATGAATCTCATGCTACCGTCGGCTTCGGCGCGATTAATTTCGGCGGTGGCAAAACACCCGACGCATTTAAAGATGAGTTCCCCACCGACGGATTTAATTTCCAGTTTATCACTAATACAGGACAAATCTCTGATTATTTTTTGGAAATCGGTGGAGGGGAGGTTAATGATGGAAGAGAACTTCACGTCTGGGTACTCTAGTTCTTCTGGTTCTGGCTCAATGAGTCGCAACTTTAGAATTCTGCACTGTTTGATGTCGCCATTTTCAAATTTGATTGTCAAGTTGCTGACGATACCGTCAGCGTAGTCCGAGTTTTCAATGTATATGGATAGCGTTTCTTCGTTGTCGCTAGAAGAAATTAGTTTGAAAAAATGGACCATGTTGAGTCCGATGATGATTTTTTCTTTTTTGCACACATACTGTTCAAATTTGGACGCGTCTAAACTTAAATGAACTAGTACAGTGTGTGATTTGTCCATGTTGATGATCCGGATACCGTCTTCCCTTAAGGTCATATTGGTTTCAATCAAAATGTCTTTCAATGCGGTCACTAGCGTTTTAAATGGCGCAATTTGAACGGTTTTTAGCATAAAGACATTTCCGTCACAGTTTGGTGAAGATTTCGGGAAATAGCTTTTGGACAATATGGACATATTATTATATTATATTTATTAAGGAGAAACCTTTAAATACTTATGCGTTTGATATAATTATTTACGTGTTTCTTCCTTTGTTGTAAGTTTATTCCTTTGTTGTAAGTTTATTCCTTTGTTTCTTTATTTGTTTGTATATTTCTTTATTATTTGGTTAATTGGTTCATTTGTTCATTTAGACAGGCTGATTCGTTTGGTTTTGGAGTGTCCATATTTGTATTTTTTCCTAGATTTATTTGCTAATATGAATGCTTTTTTTTTATGGTCGCAACCTTTTTCAATTATATCGTAATCAACTGCAGCGGCTTTCCCAGAAGTTAATGAACTAGCTAATCGCGCAAGACCCCATGATTTAGCGGTTTGATTGGGTCTTGAGCCGGACGAATAGTATGCTCCCTCCCCTTTTTTAACGATTTGATTTAACGCGGACAATTTACAACCGGTTTTCATTGCCAGTTCATTATTTGGTGTTATATTTCGTATATTGTATATTTTGCGAGCATTCAATATGTGGTTTGATTTTTTATTTTTGTAGGAAGACAATCGTTTGCGAGTGTAATATTTATTTATTTTGTAAAGTTTTTTTGATTTTTGCAACATTTCAAATTGAGTTTTTTTATCCTTTTTCGTTAAACCTTTTGGTAAATACTTTACTGGATACTTTGTCGGACTCTTTGTCGGACTCCTCGTTAGTTTCATTTATATGTGTATTATATGTGTATTATATGTATAAAGTAAATGAAACTAAGTGTTATAAACCTTCTGGTATAAACCTTCTGGTATAAAGTTCAGTAGTTTATTTGTGACTAGAACCAGAACCAGCTTGCTGTTGAGCTTGTATGGGGGCTACTGACTCAGCGTTGCCAAAAGAACTTGTAGAAGAGGTTCCACTACCACCTCTCATGCCACGGCTCTTGCGACTCCTACTGCTTCTGCGACTGCTTTTTCCTCGTCTGGAACCAACATTGACCCATCCGAACTTACCCTTCTTGGTACCGTAACCGCTCTTAATTAACCTATTGTCACGTTTGGCGCTGTGGTGCTTCTTCTCAGAGACGATACGACCGGATTTATTTTTCATAAGTTGTGCCTTCTTTAGACCACCGGACGTTTTGTACGCGGTCCCGTGCCAGACTTGGGCTCTGGTTCCGCACAGAACTTCAAATGAATTGCCATGAATTTGGTACTTTCCGTTGGGACTTTTAGTGTAACGAGCCATTATACAATATCAAGAGAAAAAATATATGGTGGGTCCAAATTGCTAAACTATTCTCACTCCCCCACTGCGTTCTTTTAATTCCTCGGTGGCGTCCCACCTCCCCCACTCTGTCCTTCCATTCTGCCTAAATAATTTACGGCAACTGGGATAAATGTTGTGCGCCCTCGTTGGCTCTTTAGTTGCAGTCGTTGAGATATTCGTTGAATTGTCGTTTGAACATTATCTACGATAACTATTTTAGGCGCACACCTCACGTTATAGTTTCCAAAAAAAGTTTGTTTAATAATGTAAGCACTCGCTGAATTAATTATCCTAACGTGTTTTAACGACATGTTGTGTTGTATTGTTGTATATTATTTTATTTTATTTTATTTTGTTTATTTCGCGTCATTATTTAATTTCGTGTTATTTCCTCCTCTTAGGTGTAAGAATCACCTCCAGTATGTTTGACAAATGTGTTGTTCATCAAGAAACAAGAAATCCGGTAGGAGACGATGATGGACTTCGCGTCGTTTCTTCCTAATACTCTACAAAGCGAACTATCTTTATGTATTTGATTAAAACTGTGATGGATAGTGCTATGCATCGTTGGGTCCTTGGACACCTGAAGAATGTTGTTTTGGCAAGTAACGAGTCTAGTTGTATTGCTGACGTAATCGTCTAGCGATTTGTACCCAGTATAGATGACCGGCATTTGACCCATTGTTTGATTCATTGCCAATAACTTTTTCATAGACAACTGGTATGTGTTTATTCTGTAAAATATGTGATTTATGTTCCTATTCCTAAACATTTCGTTCGTATATTATTTTGTATCGCGGTGTGTTTAAATTGTTTTTCGTTTATTGTTATTATTGTTCGTAAGAGAATTATTTACTAACGTTATTTACTGACGTTATTTACTGACGTTATAAAAAAAAAAGTGGTTTGAAAAAATAATTAAAAATTGAAACATATTAAACAAAACGGTTTAATACAATATACCACTGTCAATACATAATAAAATGTCTGCTACTACTACTACTACTACTGCTACTACTGCTACTAATGCTGCTGCTAATGACGAGTTGTCTAGCAAATATCAGCAAAAAACGGATAAACAGCACATCCTAGACAATCCAGACACATACATCGGCTCTATTGAAAACGTAGATGCCCAAATGTGGTTGCTTAGTGAGAGTGAAGAGAAAATTTACGAGAAAAATATTATTTATATATCAGGCTTATTCAAGTTGTTTGACGAGGGTGTCGTCAATTGCAGAGACCATGTGATAAGGCAACAGGCATTGATAGAGTCAAGTGCGTCATCTGCGTCCGCGTCCGTGACTTCTCTATTGCCAGTTACTCGCATAGACGTACAAGTTCAGGACGACGGCACGATAACGATGACGAATGACGGCAACGGTATTGACGTAGCGATGCATCCAGAGTACAAAATATGGGTGCCTGAGTTGATATTCGGTCATCTAAGGACATCAACGAATTACGACAAGACAGAGAAGAAGATAGTGGGAGGTAAAAACGGGTTTGGGTTCAAGTTGGTCTTGATTTGGTCCTCTTACGGATCAATAGAGACGGTGGATCACGTGAGGGGTCTCAAGTACGTACAAGAATTCAAAAACAATCTAGACGAAATTTGTCCTCCAACGATAACGAAATCTGGGAAACAGAAACCATATACGAAAATCACATTCAGACCGGATTACGCGCGACTGGGCATCGCTGGTTTGACGACGGATATGATTGCGTTGATGAAAAAACGGGTGTATGACATCGCGGCGATTACTGACAAAACCGTGAAGGTTTCGTACAATGGTGTGCCTGTCCCTATAAAGAACTTCCAGCAGTACATTGACTTATACATTGGTGACAAAACGGCGTCCCCTAGGGTGTATGAAGAGGGTTCTCCTAGATGGGAGTATGCGGTCGCTATGTCGCCAAATCACGAGTTTATGCAGGTGTCTTTCGTCAATGGGATAAACACTGCGAAGGGTGGGAAACACGTGGATTACATTCTCGGACAGATTACTCGCAAATTGATAGACTACATTGAGGCTAAAAAGAAAACGAAGGTGAATCCGTCTAGCATAAAGGAGCAACTAATATTGTTCCTAAGGTGTGACGTGGAGAATCCGTCGTTTGACAGTCAAACCAAGGATTTTATGAACACGCCTTCTAATAAGTTCGGATCCGCCTGTACGATAAGCGATAAATTCATAGAGAAGGTTGCGAAAATGGGGGTGATGGACGCCGCGTGCGCTCTAACGGAAATCAAGGACATCAAGGCTTGCAAGAAAACGGATGGCGTAAAGAGCAAAAACATTAGAGGAATTCCCAAGTTGGAGGACGCAAATTATGCGGGCACTGACAGGTCAATAGAATGCACCTTGTTGATTACCGAGGGGGATTCAGCGAAGGCAGGGTGTTTGTCTGGCTTGTCGTCAGAGGATAGGAATACGTTTGGTGTTTTCCCAATCAAGGGAAAAATGATGAACGTGAGAGGCGAACCTGCTAAGAAGATATCGGAAAACAAGGAGATTGCCGACCTGAAGAAAATTCTGGGTCTAGAAATGGACCGTGAATACACTAGCATAGAAGACGTGGGTACTCATTTGAGATACGGCAGAGTCCTCTTCATGACAGATCAGGATTTAGATGGGAGTCATATTAAGGCGCTTTGCATCAACTTGTTTCAGTGCGAGTGGCCATCGTTGTCTCGCATCAATGGATTCATCGGGTTCATGAACACCCCTATATTGAAGGCGGTAAAAGGAGCGCAAACCAAGTCCTTTTACAATCAGGGCGAGTACGATGACTGGAAAGAAGAGACGGAAGGTGCCTCTACATGGACGACCAAATACTACAAGGGACTTGGAACTAGTACCAAAAAAGAGTTCGCAGAGTATTTCGCTGAGAAAAAGATGGTCGGGTTCGTGTATAACGGGCAGGTCAGTGACGACTCTATAGACAAGGTGTTCAACAAAAAGCGGTCCGATGACCGCAAGGATTGGCTAGAAGTGTATGACAGGAAATCGTACTTGGATACGAGCGCGCCTAGCGTGAAATACGAAGATTTCATTGACAAGGAGTTGATACACTTTTCAAAATACGATTGTGACAGAAGCATCCCTAACATAATGGATGGCCTTAAAACCAGTTTGCGCAAAATTATGTTTTCCGCGTTCAAGCGCAACTTGACTACTAGCATAAAAGTATCTCAATTCTCTGGTTACGTATCGGAGCACTCTTGTTACCATCATGGAGAGGAGAGTTTGAATCAGGCGATAGTCGGAATGGCTCAAAACTTTGTGGGCTCTAACAACATCAATTTGTTGTATCCTGATGGACAAATGGGTACCCGCATCATGGGTGGTAAGGATAGTGCGAGTCCGAGATATATATTTACGAGATTGACTACTATTGCGAAGCTGATATACCCTGAGGTGGATAGCAAAGTCTTGCGATATTTGGACGATGATGGCACACCTGTTGAGCCGTTATTTTACGCACCGATTATCCCGATGGTTCTGGTAAATGGGTCTAAGGGAATTGGCACTGGGTTTAGCACTGACATCATGTGTTACAATCCTCTTGACATCATAGACCACTTGAGTTTGAAACTGACTGGGGTAGAGTCAGAGGTTGAGTTGATGCCTTATTACGATGGGTTTAAGGGAACTATTGTGAAGGTGGCTGAAAATAAGTATTTGATTAAGGGGGTTTATGAAAGAATAGGAGCGGATAAAATACGTATTACTGAACTGCCCATTGGATACTGGACACAAGATTTGAAGGAATTGTTGGAGGAGTTGATGGAACCTGTCGTGGGCAAGGACGGTAAAAAGACTGCGCCGTTGGTCAAAGATTGCAAGCACAATAGTAACGATACGGTGGTGGATGTCACTGTGGATTTTTACAAAGGCAAACTAGACGAATTGGAGTCGTTCGTCAATGACAATGGATGTAACGGTGTGGTTAAACTACTCAAGTTATGTACTAGCGCGAGTTCAACTAACATGCATTTGTTTGACTATGATGACAAGTTAAAGAAATACGGGAAGGTGAGTGAAATCATAGAGGACTACTTTCACAAGAGACTGGAGGTGTATGATTCCCGCAAAAGGTATATGGTTCATGCGCTGGAAAAGGAACTGGTGTTGTTGTCTAACAAGGCGAAGTACATCAACGAGGTGCTGGAGGGGACCGTAGATTTGAGGAAAAAAACGAAGGAGCAGGTCATTGAGATGCTTGAATCTAAAGCTTACGACCGCATAGACGATGAAGACGCCAAAAAGGATTACAAATATCTGATTAGGATGCCGATGGACAGCGTAACAGAGGAAAACGTGAGAAAACTGCTTAAGGAACACGGCAACAAGGTGGTTGAATTGGAGTCGGTGAAAACGAAGACGTTGCACCAGATGTGGTCATCGGAATTGGACAACCTTAGGGTGGCTTATATGGCGCATAAGGAGGAACGCGCGAATATGCTTGCGAATACACCTTTGGTTGAAAAGTCATCCACATGCGCAAAAAAATCCACGTCACGAGCACACACCTCCAAAGTGGAGCAAAACAAATAATACAACACGCTAATCAAACAAATAATACAACTTACTAATCAAACAAATAATACAACTTACTAATCAAACAAATAATACAACTTACTAATCAAACAAATAATACAACTTACTAATCACACGCTAATCATACGCTAATCACACACTAATCACACACTAATCACACACTAATCACACACTAATCACAAATATTGTATTTTTTTATAGGATGCGCTCCAGATGCTTGTGAAATCAGTGTGCAATTTGCTCCACTTTGGAGGTACGGGCTTGTCCCGTACTGGTAAAGTGGAAGATTTGCTCCACTTTGGAGGTCGCACAGCGACCGTTAAAGTGGTTTTGCTCCACTTTGGAGGCGGGTGCTCGGAGGCACCCACCGGTAAAGTGGATTAGAAGAACTTTTTCATAACCAATTGTTTATCGCTGGTGGAGGACATGACGGGTGGCGCTAAGGGCGTGTACATATTGCTGGCGTCGTGTAGGTATTTGAGGTAACCTTGTGCTTCGCCATAGACTTGTTTAATGGCGAATTGCAAAACGAGTTTATTGAGGTCTTCAATTTGTTCGGTGATGTTGTCGCACATATTAGACGAATGTTGAAGGAATATGCTTCGCATGATTATTTTGAGCGAATCGGTGTCTTGGTTATCCACGGTGTATTGTGCTTTAGACATTTGGAATACTCCGAATCGGATGCCGTTTTGCAAAATAGAGAGATTTTCTTTTGAAAAATATAGTTTAGAAAGCGTGGTGTCGTCCCATAATCCTAAAGTGGGTTCTCTGAATCCGCTGGGTTCGTTGGAGGGTATTTTGTCGTAGAGAGCAAACAGGTCTTTGGTTTTGGGTTCTTGGCATATACTGACACGACCATTTGAGCATCTCGTGTTTGATTCTAGTTGCATAATATAATACTATAATACAAAAATATTTTTATTTTGTTATTATAATACATATACATATGGATGGATTTCAAAAATCGGTGTTGGCGGCGGCCGTAATTATACTAATTATTTCGTTAATTTTCATTGGCGTTGTTCTAAAATCGGCGATAGGTTCTCAGTCGTGGCCACCTATACTAGGGGTTTGTCCGGACTATTGGGTGGATCTTGGGAAAGATGGTTCAATGTGCTACAATCCCCAAAAAATAGGCAGTTGCAATATACCTTCCGAGTCAAATACAAACACGATGGATTTCACGAGCGATATATTTACGGGAGACGACGGGAAATGCAATAAAAAAAAGTGGGCGTCCAAGTGCAGTAAGGATTCATCTGGTGGAATGGGACCTGTTTCATGGGACGGCATCACTTATGGTGTAGCGGACCCTTGTGAGGAAAAGTAAAGTGATAAAGTCAATATCTCGGTTAATGCGCTTATAATACGTAGTAAAACCAATTGAGTACAACTGGTATAAAAAGAATAACTGTAATGATTATAATATCACGACCATGGATAAATTGGATTTAAATAAATTTTTAAACAGAGAAAGTGAGGTAACAATGATAGCGGCGATTCTCGCGAAACACAGCGACAAAGAAAACCATCTATCAAAAAAGGGTATATACATATATGGCAACACTGGTGTTGGTAAAACCACGTTTATAATAGAACTTTTGTCAAATTTGGGTTATGATGTTATCAAGTATGATGCGGGTGATATACGTAACAAACCGGTAATTGACAACATAACGAAACACAACATGTCGGACAAAAACATAATGTCATTGTTGAAAAAAAAGGAGAAAAAAATAGTGATTGTGATGGATGAAATAGACGGAATGAACAACGGCGACAAGGGTGGCATAAACACGTTAATTAAACTGATTCGTCCAAAAAAGACGAAAAAACAACGAACAGAGGATGTATCTATAACCCCTATCATTTGCATTGGGAATTACAAAGTGGATAAAAAAATAAAGGAATTGATGAAGGTATGCAACACGATAGAATTGAAAACTCCGACCACCAAGCAGGTCATGACGTTAATAGACGCAATGATGCCCGACATGGACCCAAACGTAAAACGCGCCACGATAAACTTTGCGCAAGGGGATATTCGGAAACTAAAAAACATATATGACATATACATCAAAGACCCACGAATCCTTACTGAAAATATGATGCAACATATATTGCAGACAAAAACAAACAACGACGACGCGAAAAAAATAGTTCATAAAATGTTTAACGAGCCATTCACCATCGCACAACACACGAACACGATGAATGAAACGGACCGCACGATTGTTGGACTGCTTTGGCACGAAAACGTGATTGATTATTTGAATAAAATCCCTAAAAATGTTTCGCTGCCGTTTTATTTAAAAGCGCTGAACAATATGTGTCTGGCCGACTACATAGACAGAATCACTTTTCAAAAACAAATATGGCAATTTAATGAACTCAGTTCTTTGATCAAGACTTTCAAAAACAACAAGCTGTATCACGACACATTCTCAACGACGGAAACCCAGACCCAGACCAAGACCCAGACCCAGACCTCGTCTTCTAGCGATATCCGATTCACTAAAGTCCTCACCAAATATTCTACCGAATATAATAATTTAATTTTCGTGCAGTCATTGTGCTCTCAACTCGGGATGGATAAAAAGGACGTTCTGTGTTTGTTTCTTCACTTGAAAACAATGTACGAGGATGACGCGCAAATATTGGAACTGTTGGAACAGTACGACATCACTAAACTGGATATTAACCGCATATATAGATATCTTGACAAATATACCAAGGACGTAATATTTGAAGACGATTATATTGTGGATGAACTCGTTTTAGAGGAAGAAACACCGTAGATAAGAAAGAAGCGGGTTGAAAAGAAATGCACTGGATTGAGACAATTATTTATATAATGTTACCATTTGGTTTATATAAATATTAAGAAAGAAAGGGAAGAAAGAAAAGGAAAGAAAGGAAAGAAAGAAAAGGAAAGAAGTAAGGAAAGAAAAAGAAAGAAAAAAGGAAAGAAGTAAGGAAGAATGACCTTATAGTCCAAGTTCATCGCAAATGTCGTTGTACTTTTTCTGCCAAGCAATCTTCACAGAATCGCTTACGACACACTTGTGATGTTGTTCGTACTGCTCCGGTGAAAAATAATACAAATGAACGGGTCCGTCCGCGAACTTCCCCGTGACAATAGCCACCTTGAAAAACAGTTCTTCTTCTTTCTTACCTACAACATACTTTGTGTATTCGCCGGAAATTGCGTCGCGGATCTTTGAACTGTGGTGAGACGTGCCGTAGCAGTCAATCGTTTCGTATCCCTTTGGTTTCCCATTTGCGCCGTATTTTTTCACAGAAGTAACCAACCGGTGCTTGTGTTTATCCACATACTTTTCTCCAAATCCATTGCGACTGCCGTACGACTCATCCATATTGTCGCTGTCCTGAAATTCCTTGCCAAACGTGTCTTCGTAGTAACCTTCCATGCGACTTATAGTGTTATATATTATTACGAACGAATATCTTTAAATACTAATACGATATATATATTATTTGTGGTTCGTTAATTGGTGGTTCGTTAATTTGTCTTTGAGTTCCTTGTTTTGTTTGATGAGTGCTTTGATGAACAGTTCTTTGTTTTCAAGGATTGTCTCGTATTGAGCGCGCATTAGCATCATTTTGTCGTGCATTTCTTGCAATGGTTCCATTCGTTTCTTCCTTTGTTCTATTATTTCTTGTATTTGTTTCATTAATTCTGGTTTATGGCTTGTTTTCCCAAGGTCATAAGTTGTTAATATATTATTTAAATCATGAACATAAAAACTGGATAATGGTTCAACAGAAGGAAGAACACCGAAAAAATCTCGCGGCGACAAGGTGGTCTCGTGGATGTACGCGTTTGGCGCATCAAGAAGTTGTTTTTTATCCACTGAATTGTGTATATGAGAAAACACGAGTATTGTTTTAAATGGGTCTAATGGAACCATTGGAATGGTGTAGTTTTTCAAAAATTGTTTTTCTTCGGCAACTGCTGTTTGGTCATCGTACTTGGTAATTTGCAACAACTCTTTTTTGAACGCGAATGAGGCGGCGGTTGCATGGTTGTCGCCGTATGGTCCGAATTGATATATTTTAGCAATGTGGTCAAAATATATGTACAGAGCACTTGAGCCAGCGAACAATATATCGGGTGGCGCTTTCAACAGTTTTTCAACCGCGTGGGACACTCTTTCTTTGGGGTAATAATCGTCGTCATCCATATAGACGATTATGTCGCCGACACACTGTCGGTGCATTATGTTCCGTTTTTTTCCTAAGGTCATTTGAATATCATATTTATAATATTTGACAAAAGGGATGTCACAAACCAAATCCTCTATTTTATCGGTGCCATCATCCACGATAATCCACTCTATTCTTGAGAGGTCGTATGTTTGAGCCATTACACTTTTAATCAAAGACGAGATAAATGGCCGACGATTGAACGTCGGTGTGCATATACTAACTAACGGTGTCATCTCTTGCGTATATTAGTCTGTATTGCGATGTCTTTATTATGTTTCTTCCTATTAACTTCTTATTGTCTTTATTGCGTCCTCTTTTTGCTTTTATTGTTTTTATTGTTTTTATTACCACCAACTACGTTTAAACTGTCTTGTTTATACTTTTTAATTACTGGTTGTTTATCATTTTTAGCGCCTGATTGTTCATCAGCAGGCACTGGTTGATGGTTTAGAGCTTACAGTTCTTGTGTAGTTGGGTTGCCTTCTTGTGGAAGCTGAACTACATCATCATCAATACTATGGGTTATTGGGGTAATGCTTTCCGCTTTAACATTTTCATTTTTACTATTTCCTCCACTTGCTTCACCATTGGACGTTACAACTGCACTAGAAATAGTATTTTCAGGATTTTCAACTACGGCTTTATCTTCGGGCGCCATGACGTCGGTGGATTCAGATGAGTTTCCTTCTGCTCCTGCTCCTGCATCTTCTCTGCTCGCTTCCACCACGACTTCTTCACTCGCTTCTCCCCCTACATTTTCTCTGCTCGCACCCACCACGACGACTCCCTTTGATTCTTCTACGACTCCATTTGATTCTTTTACGACGACTCCACCCGCTCCTTCACCCACATCTTCTCTATTCGCTTCTCCCGCGACTTCACCCGCTCCACCCGCTCCCGCTCCTTCGCTTTCATCATCTTCGCCATTACCGCCCATAAAAGGTTGTTGTTTATAAAAAGAGGTGGCCATCCAGATGAGGGCGATGGCTACTAAACAGCCCACGAAATAGTAGGCGTCTTGCAAAAGACTCGCAACGATAGCATAAACGACAGAAAAAGCGACGGAATAATAATTCATGTAGGTATAAATATTGCTGAACATGGAGGTCCCCAAGTTGAACGGAGTATTTTTGTCACTGCCGTTGCGCCCAAGTTTTCCTGTAATTTTTAAGGTGATGAACAATGCGTACAATGGTATGAGTAAGAGTGTGATGAAGAAATAAACCAATATTGGGATGATGGTTAAAAAACAAACTGCAGGGGCAATGATTGCATAAAATAAGAGGAAGAACAAACTTGATATAAGAGATAACGCATTTGGATCTACATTTCCTTCTTTTTTGTGCAACACGGTGTCTAAATACTCTATTATTTTGCAACGCTTAAACGCCCCATAAATGCTGTTGAACCATGCAAAAATAGTATAAAAAAAATTGAGGATAAAATACATTAATAAAAACAAGGGAAATATGATGAACGACGTCATTAATAAAACCCCATTGTTGGTGATTTTTTTAATAAATTCAAAAGAATGAGATATCACGTTGCAGTTCCATTCCACTGATTTAGTGATGATTCCGGATAATTCAATTGAAGCGATGACGTGGTACAGAGTTTTAATATCATTTTTTGCCTCATCACTTTTAATATCATTCCTCAAGACATTAAAAAAACATTTTTTCAATGAATCATTTGTTTCTTTCGCAACAAACGTAATCTCTTGTTTCACAGTTATTGGTTTAGATTTTTCATCTTTTTGGCTGACGAAATCATGCCATGACACCTTTTCTTCAGTGCCTTTTGATTCGCCCATATTGGGTTCAAAAGAAACTAAACACAATTGTATCATTTGGGATGCCGACAAAACGCAATAATAGGAAGACAGTAATCCGGAAATCATAAACCATGACATGATGATAATGGCCGACATATTTACTTTAATAACTGCTTTGATGTAATCTTTCGTATCAACTTGTTCCACCTTTGTGCTCATCACCATTTATTATAATTGAATATTAAATTGTGTAATTAAACACTGCATTATTGCGCATTATTGCGCATTATTGCGCATTACGTCGCGTACATTAATGCGCAGTTGCCCCCAGCAAAAGTGACGACATTTATTCGTTCTTCAAAGACCGTCAAATCAAAATTGTAGTCAAAAATTCGCCACGTGGGTTTATTCACTCCAATAATCACACCAGTTTGTGGATCGCATATATTTAAAACTTGTGCGAGTGGGTCAAGCGGTGGGGTGATAGTCACAAATTCCAGTTCAATTTGATTGAACCGGTTCATATTAATGGCGCCAGATGGCTGTAATTCGCACACCGAGGTATTTAAACAAAAATTGTAACAATACAGCCCGTCAGGAGCGTTCCCAGAAGTCCTAGTGTATTTTTCAATCAAGTCATACACCCCAGCAGGACGAGTATTTTCACGATATGAACCATCTAATAAAATCCCTAAAGATAATAGAACATTTTTGTCATTTTGCGCGTTATAAGTGTCCGAAATAGCCCAACCAGTCAGGGTGTTATTCACATTAACGCCAGGGCCGATATTTATCAAATCGTACGAGGCGGTCGCACTGTTGTATCTATATATAGGAAACGTGCCCGCCACAGGTGCCGCCATAACATCTATCGGAACGTAACCGTATGGCCAGTTGGTGTAATTGCTCCACTCGTTGCGCAAATTCACGTCGCTTCTTTGAAAATAAAACGTCCATCCGGCGACGAGTCCGAGCGAGTCTAGTTCAATTTTATTGGCACCTGTTACGTTGTGAAATATCTTTTCGCGGACTTGTTTGAATAAATATTTTTGTTCATTTAACGCGAAATACCTTGATTCTTCGTTTGACAAAAAACAATAAGTGCATTCTAGGTTGATGTCTATGTTCCAAGACGTGCGCACATCCACGTAAGAATCAATTGCGATGGCCACGTCTGGTGGTGGTTGAACGAATCGGTGAAATTGCATATAAAAAGAATTGAAATTAGGAGCAATGTAGGGATAATTATTGAGGCTGTCATAGACGTCACGGATGCGGAACAGTTCGTCAATGGGTCTGAGTGTGACGGTGATATGGAGTTCGTTATATTGTAGGGATACCAGTGGGAATGCCATTTGCGTTTTTAGATTAAACCATGCATTTAGCGGGATATAAAGGGTTCTTCCGCGGATGGATGGTTCGGGTCCTGCGATGGAACCGGTGTAGTAAGCGTTTGGGTAACTATTGACTCTCGCACCGGAATTGGCAGGGTCATTTAGTTCGGGAATATTTCCAATCATTTTGTTGAAAAGAGCGAGTTTGTCATTGTTGTAGTCTCGTTGGACAGATGCTAAAAGATAATCTCCAGAAAATTCTTGCAATGTTTGGTTGCCACACGTGATGGATATTTTGGAAATCATTTTCGCGCCGATATTGTCAATCCATTTAAATTCGTAGGGGGCCCACACACCTGATTGGTCCGTTTCATTGGTTTGTTGAGGCGGTAAAATGGGGCTCCATATGTGGGGTAAATTGACGGACAAATACGCGTCCATTAATAAGTCGGCGTATCTAGGGATTTTAAAGGTGAAGGTGGATGGTTCAGTGAGTCTTAGCGTTTTTGCGCCTTCAAAATCCACGCGGAATTTTTGTAGCCCGAAATTCGTGTATTTGGCGTACGTCGTTTTGAAAAATGATTTGGTTGGGTTCCCATTTAAGATGACGCTTTGTTGTCCAAACGACACTATGTTCATTAACCCTCCAGGCATTATAATTATATTATTTATTATATTTGTATTTATATTGTTTTCTATTGTTTTTCATTGTTTTGCATTGTTTTCAATCACTTGTAGAAAAGTATTTGAATATATTATATATAAATGAGTTCTCCCGCTCCTCCTGCTACTGTAGATCCAAAACAATTGATGGCTAATTTAAAGGCGGCGACTGGTTCCAATATGATGTACATTATTTGCGGGATAATTATGACGGTAATGTTATTATACGCAATATACTACAAATTGCTAGAAACCCGAGAGTGTAACGCGTTGGATGATATGTATCCTACGCTTAATGCGAACATTCGGTCTATTGACCCAAAAGACGAGGATTGCCAACATAATTTGCGTGATTATTATATAAAAACGGCTTACAATTGTTGTAGTGGTGGTGGGTATAAAAACGATTACGTTTCCACATGTGCTCTTAAAAACTTTTTAAAACAGGGAGTGAGGGGGTTAGATTTTGAAATATTTTCAATAGACGACCAGCCAGTGGTGGCGACATCAACTGACTCGGATTACAATTACAAGGAAACTTTCAACCACGTGTCGTTCGCGGACGTGTTGGACGTTTTGAGGAACAATGCATTTTCAAGTTCCACCTCTCCGAATCCCAAAGACCCGATATTGATTCACTTAAGGATTAAAAGTGAAAATCAAAAGATGTACGAGAATTTGGCGACACTGTTTCAGACTAATGAGGACTTGTTGTTGGGGAAAGAATATGGGAATGAAAACATTAATAATAAAAACCAGATTGAAAGTATGGGGACAGTTCCAATAGTGGATTTGATGGGCAAGATAACCATTATTGTGGATAAAACAAACAATTCTTACCTTGAGTGCGAGGCCTTTTGCGAATATGTGAATATGACAAGCAACTCTATATTTATGAAAATATTGCGGTACAATGATATTAAATACTCGCCTGATTTAGATGAATTAATAAAGTCCAACAAACTTAATATGACCATCGCTATCCCAGACAAAGGGGTGGATCCACCTAATCCGAGCAGTGTAGTTGTCAGGGAAACTGGGTGCCAGATGATTGCGATGAGGTATCAATTGTTTGACATGAATCTGAAACAAAATGAAATCACATTTGACGTATTCGGATACGCCTTTTGTTTAAAACCTAAGCCTCTTCGGCATATCCATAAAAAATTAAAAGACGCCCCAGCACAAAAAGAAGAATATTCTTATGCTGTTAGGGCCGTAGAGTCAGATTATTACAGTTTTGAGATATAATTTTGTTCGCTTATTATATATTATGTCTTCTAGAAAAAGTAGCAGTAACAGTGTTAGAAAAACGAGGAAAAAAATACGAAATTATTCTAAATTTAACAAGGTGAAACCCGATGACAATAACATCAGTAGTGACAGCGACAGTGACAATAACATCAGTAGTGACAGCGACAGTGACAATAACATCAGTAGTGACAGTGACAGTGACAACGACGGTGACAGTAATAACTATAACAAGAAAAGTAGCGGTTTTAGACAAACCCGTGTGGCATCAAAAAACAACATGTGTCCTCCGAATTTGAAATTTGAGGATTGTGAATTGTTGATTCTTAGGACGGCGGTGGATTCTGCGGAGGAGCAACAAGGTAAAAAATCGGCAAATTCGTTAGACGTGCAAAAAATAATATCAATGGTTGAAAAATTCCTTAAATCAAAGGGTCTCGTGTGCTATGGAGGGACTGCGATTAACAACATTTTGCCAAAAAAAGACCAATTTTACAACAAGGAGGTGGAAATACCGGACTACGACTTTTTTTCACCAAACGCGTTAAACGACGCGAAGGAACTAGCCGACATATATGTTAAAAACGGGTTTGAGGAGGTGGAAGCGAAATCGGGACAACATTTTGGCACGTTTAAAGTGTTTGTGAATTTCATACCGGTTGCTGACATAACGAGCATTCCACCAGAATTGTTTAAAAAACTAAAGTTGGGTGCCAAGAGAGTGAATGGGATAATGTACGCCCCACCAAATTATTTGAGAATGTCAATGTATTTGGAACTGTCAAGGCCAGCTGGAGACGTAAGTAGGTGGGAAAAAGTGTTGAAAAGATTGACCATTCTCAACAAACACTACCCCATAAATACGCAAAATTGTGATGCGGTTGAATTTCAAAGGAAAATGTCGGACGGCGCGAACGCGGACAAAATTTACGACACGGTAAAGAGGACATTGATTGACCAAGGGTGTGTATTTTTCGGTGGTTTTGCGGTTACGCTTTTTTCAAAATACTCGCCTTCTCGCTCTCATGTTCAAAAAAAAACAGCGAAAAATCCTGATTTTGACGTGTTGTCGGAAGAACCGGAAATGACGGCGGAAGTGTTGAAGGAAAGGTTGTTGGAAATTGGCGCGAAACACGTGAAAATCACTAAAATACAAGGATTGGGTGAAATTATATCGTCGCATTATGATGTGACTGTTGGGTCAGACACGGTTGCGATGATATACGAGCCTCTTGCTTGTCATAGTTACAATGTGATTACACAGGATAACGATGAGATATATGTGGCCACGATAGACACAATGTTGAGTTTTTATTTGGCGTTTTTATATGTGGATGACAACGCGCACAATTACGATCCCGACAGAGTGATGTGTATGTCTCATTATTTGTTCGCGGTCCAACAGCACAACAGGTTGAATCAAAAAGGCGTTCTTAAAAGGTTTAGCCTAAATTGCATTGGTCATCAAGAAACGATAGAGGATATGCGCGCACTGAAGTCGGTTAAATTCACTGAACTGAAAAATAAAAAAACTTCTAAAGAATATGAGGACTGGTTTCTTAGGTACAGACCAATAGATGCGAAAAACAAGGGTGACAATAAAAAGGGCGACAATAAAAAGGGCGACGTGGAAGAACCAAAAGTGGAAGACGAAGACCTAGAAGAACCCAATGAAAATGATAAGAAAACCAATAAAACCAATAAAAATAATAAAAATAATAAAAATAATAAAAACATGGACAATAAGAAAACAAGGAAGAATAAGAAGGGATACACCTTCAACATATTTAATTAGGTCGTCAAGTTTATCGCCAAGTTTATCGTCAAGTTTATCGCCAAGTTTATCGCCAAGTTTATCGCCAAGTTTATCGGGCGATTTTCATGACTTTCAGCAAGGAATAGTACAATCCGCCGAACAACGCGCTAGTGAATAAGTATCCATTGATGTTCATGTTGCCATCCACATTGAAAAGCATTGGGATGTAATTGTTCAACGTCTTCCTAATGATTGGTAACTGAAAAATGAAATACAGTACTCCTAACAGCAACGGTATTTGCATTTCATCGTACAACTCGTCAAGAGAATTCGTTTTCTTGACGTTGTCGTTGTACTCGTTTAGTATGTCTTCATTTGTCTCGGATTGATTCACGTAATTGGTATTTTGTTCTGCGGGGATATAATTCGGTTTCGTTTGAATGTCCTTTGTTAATTCGTCGGTTGCCATTGGCATGTCTCTCGTGGGCAATTGTGTCGCGCCGGCAACACTCGCGGTTTGCAACCCACTTATAATTTGGTTAATTGTCGCTTGGTCCAACGTCATTTTCCCTTCTGGATGGTCTTGTGGTTGGGTAATGTTCATGGAAATATTTCCTCCCATTGATGGATTTGACGGTAAGTCGTTGATATTTGTCGCACTGCTCATTGTAATCACCAAACATTCTTAACAATTTTTTACTACGCAATTATTCAAATTCGTATATCCGTTTTTTTTTATCGCATTTGGTGTTGTTTGGCGAGAATTTGTAGCATTTGTCTCCATATTTGAATATTTTATCTTGCGTTTCTTCGGTGGGAGGTGCGTGATAAGTTATGCAATTCTTGCCTTTGCACACTTTTCTAAATAAAGTTGCTAGACCGAATCCCAATAATATGGACATAATAGTCCTTCCTGTTTTGGTTTTAATGAACTTGGTCATGTTTAACATTTGTTATATAGTTATGCGGATATATTGATTTTCGCAAAAATTACATTTCTTAATAGGCGGAACCCACAATTAATTTTATGGGCGTATTCTTATACACCAGTCGTGTGGTTTTCTAACAATTTGTGGATTTATATCACAA